GCGGTGGGGGGCTCGCTCTTCCTTTTTAGGAAGTGCTTGCCCTTGTCTTCCCCGGCCTCCGAGCTTCGGTCCCAGCATAGGGAGAGGCTTTGCTTGCGCAAAGATCTCCCTGTGCTTCCTTCCGGTTACCTTCCCCATGTCCGTAAGATTGCACGCGAGTGCTTTCCTTCAGGATGGGATCGGGGTTACCGTGACCTTGCTTGGTCGGCCTGTCCTTCCGTGTCCTCCTGTCTGGAGAACAGTAGGGGTAAGGGTGGGGCGCGTGCGCTTCACCTCGACCGCTCCGAGTTCCTTGCTCGTACCTTGAGAGGCTCACCTTTCGATATCCCTAGGGATGTTCGTTATGTGAACGTGGCTCTCGACGGTAAGGACCGCGGTGTGACGGTCGCCTCTGCCCAGCAGGGGGTCTTGAGGCCTTTACACAAGGCTCTCTACGACCAGCTGTCGCGGTGTCCTTGGCTTCTTCGTGGTGAAGCCACACCAAGTAAGTTGGACGGAATGCAGATGTGTGACGGTGAAGTTTTCGTCTCTGGCGATTACGAATCCGCCACAGACTACCTCCCCACCGAGGTTGCGGTCGCCTGTCTCGAGGTTATGAGACAGACTTCGTCTTGGGTCCCCCACTCCGTGTGGGAGGCCGCCATATCTTCCCTTCGGGCGAAGCTATGGTACGAAGACTGTTCTGTTCCCTTTGAGCAGGTTGGTGGGCAGTTGATGGGGTCGCTTCTTAGCTTCCCCCTCCTCTGTCTGCAGAACTATATCGCCTTTCGTTGGGTCTTCCCGGCCTCTGTGCCGGTGAAGATCAACGGGGACGATATAGTTTTCCGTTCAACTTTGGACCAGTTTAACCGCTGGTCCACGGTGGTGGGGCAGTTGGGGTTACGCTTATCCCGGGGGAAGACGTTGGTGAATTCTCGGTTTTTTTCCGTTAATTCTTCCTTCTTCTTCGCCCGGTTTGGCAAGTCCCCCCGTCTGCTGCCCGTGACCCGCTTGTGTTCTCTTGTCCGTCCCTTGGAGAGTTTTTCTTCTCTCCGGGGGGGTTTCCGGGCTTGCACTCGCGGGTATCGTGGAGAGGCCTTCTCTCGGGCTGCCCGCCTTTTCCTCTCCAGGAGGGCGGCGGCTGTGAGGGCCTCTGGACGCTCTGTTGCCTATTTCGGGATCCGTGTCACTCCGGAAGACTTGTCCTTTGCTGGACTCTTCCGTCGGGAGTGTTGGATCCAGGAATC